CGTCCTATTTTGGTTTATCCAATGTTGTACAGTAGGACCCGCACAGAGGGATGTCTATTATATGCCTGACCCAAAGGCAGTGACCCGCTTACGGGTATTTGGAGGTGGTTCGAGCGATCATGGCAGAGTAATCAACAGTGATTTCGCTGCTCAAATGAATGATCGCATGCCTCTCCAGAATTTCTTTCATTTCAGCACGCCTCTTTTCATAGTGCGTGCGTCCATAAAAGGCCCATTCTCTCAAAGCTCCATCGATGTTCGCGACGGCTGCTTCTTCTGGTGAGAGTGCCTTAGAGTGTATTACAGCAAGAAGTGATTTCCAAATGGACGGTTCACTCAACCGTCCCACTCTGAACTTCAGTTCAGGTAGTTTGGTTGATTTGCGTTGTAAAAACACTAAGTCGGAAAGAGGTACAAATTTCTTTCCATCAGCATCCTTGATTCCAGGAGTGATCTTCAAATTGTATTTGGCCATGTACTCGCGCATTGAGATGAAATTGAAATTGCTTCTCCAATAGGAAACGGTGTTAATAAAATCATCACCATAATTAATGTGAGAAACATATCTTCTAAAATCCCCAGGTTTGGAAGTAGGATAAATTGAGTAAAAAGCACATCGATTCATCAAACTATTATCCAAACTGTTGACATTGACGGTGGGAGGAATGCCTGATGGGGTTGAACCATCCAAAGCATAAACCATGCCGCTATATCCAGTTAAGGGGCGAAGAAGGTCCGCCGGAATCATGCTCATCATGTAGAGATCCGAAGCAGAGTAATCACCAAGAGAAGCAATCTCAATCATGCAACGATAGGAGGCCCCACTAATATCAGGGGCCTTTCTAAGATCATATTTCGAATGATCTCCATCGAATGCTAGAGAAAATTTCTCAAGGTGTTGCATAAGCTCATCCCAATCAGGAGATAAACAATTAATTCCAACAGCACATTCACTCAACGAGGTGGTCATCTGTAGGATCCGAAATACAGGGGTGAAGAATTTGCGCACGATCAATGTGCAGCAGATTTCTCCAACCATGAAAATACGAACTTTCTCCTTTTGTGTAGGAGTTGGTTCGTCCTTCGGACATCCCATGAAATACCACGGTACTCGTCGGCCGGAAGCTAATCTTTCCATTTGAATCTTGACTTGATCCCAAATCTCAGGCATGAAGTTTTTACGCTCCTCGCCCATATCATTAAGATATGTCAAAATCCAAGCACGTTTGCCACCATTCCAGTTGATTCCCATCGAGGAACCCCAGTTGATGGCATCAACGTGGCGCAAACCACTTATGCCATTGAGAACCTCATCCCAGGTCAAGGGTTTCAAATCCTTCAACAAGTACGTTGGAAGGTTTTTGAAAGCAGACAAATAATCTTTGACTGCCCACTCAAGATGGGGTTGGGGCAAACCTGGCGTGGTTTGGAAAGAAAAAGCTGCTGATTTCGGCCACATGGATCTACCAAACCTTGGTTTTCCAAAAGAGACCGAATCATACAATTTTTCTATGTCTTCCGCTATTATCGTAGGGATGACATGGCTCTTGTAAAAAGCCGCGGTGTCACGTTCACCTTTATACACAACGCCTTGATTGGCGATGTACGTGAGGGGGTCATTGGCTTGAAGCCATTCTATCTGATCTGATAGATGTCCAGAAGGCTCTTCATTGACCAAATGAAAAGTCTGCTTTCCGTTGATGGTGGGATTCCACTCAGAAGGTTCTGAAGCACTCAATAATGTGTGAGGCTTATTCATTACAATCTCAAGATACTCTTTAACTTGATCCTGAGAAGGAATGTATGATACGGCGCGTGTTAAATCCACGATTCGGCCTCCAAAATGGACGCCCAATATAGTAGGATTAGTTCCAACGGAACAATAAACACCACCGCACAAACCTTGATAAGTTGGTTCCAGCCATTGCCAATCAAGGACAATATTCCTCTTCTCATCGGCCGTAACTTTACCTTCCAATAAAGGACGGTCAGTCACCATTCCCAATTGATCTTTGTGCAAGAATTTCGCTCGCACGGATCTAGGGTTGAC